TAAACATCCATACCTCAAACGCATGTTATCCTTAGATGGATGTTTAATATCAAATGACTTTCCAGGCAATGCTCTTGCAACTGCCAATTGACCATTTAACCATGCACAAGATATTGCACCACCAACAGTTAATACTCCACCAACAGTACATTTACCAGCAATAGTATGATTGGCATTAAACTGGGCATTATCATTTGCGACATTTAAAGCGTTCTTAGTATTAACTCCATTAGTTATACTTGTAGAGTTTCTAATAGTAGGTGCATACTTAGTACATAAAGCATAATAGTTATTCAATGTATAGAAGTTAGTTATACCACTTCTATAGTGAGATATGCCATCAACCTGTAAAGAGTATGGAGGTGCAGCAGGGATACCAATAGGAGGCCCAATCATTACTGTCGCCTGTGGTATTCCAATATTAGGAACTAACCCCATATAAACAGGGCCATTAACCGCAAGTGTGCCTGGATATATTTTAGATCCTGGCGCAAGGAATGAAGTATCTAATGCTCCGATGACTTCCTTGTCACCGACCATCATTATCGAAACGGTCTTTGCCATCTATAAGAAATCCTTAAATTTATCAAAGGCACTGATCAACATGCCAAGAAATCCACCCTGAAACTTGTCAGTTTGTGTACCTTCTTCTACAGATACACCACCACTGACTTCAATAAACTGAGCTCCCATTGATAGATTCTTCCTCCCAAGAATATTAATATTAGTTGCTTTCAAATTCATAATCGCACCATCTAATAATATATGTTTAGCAGACTTTAATGTAAGTTCCTCCTTAGCATCAAGTCTTACGTTTCTTGCCTTTAATATTATATCACCATCTTGCGCTTCTAGAACAATATCTCCAACAGAAGCACAAATTACCTTTGTTGGTTCACCTGCCTTACCATCAATTCCAACAGTCTCATAAGAAGTTCCATTAACAACCAACTTATGTAGACCATTCTTATAGAATGAAAATCCTTGAAGTTCATTGCTGACCATCTCAAAGTCAACGTACTCATCCTTAAGATCTCCATCAGGAATCTTTATACCAGAAGCAATCCTAAAGCCAGGATACGTCCCATAGTATTCCTGAGTCGTGGTTTGTTGTACATCTAACTTATTTTCTTCAGCCATTAAGACGTTACCCCTCTACCTGTAAGTGGTTTACCAACACAATCAATAACATCAATAACCAATACCCTACTTCTATCAGGTTTTTCACCAACATCAGAAACATAATCAGGACTATATGATATCACAGGTAACAATCTAGCACCAGTACCCGTTCTTGTATTTATTTTAACCTCTGGGACTAACCTATGTTTGTCTTTACAAGCAATATCTCGAACTCCAACAACAGAACCAGCAGGAGTCAATAATAGATTGAAGTAACAATCACCCACCTGACCTGTATCACCATCTGTATATCCAATACCAGGCCTGTATGGTATAAGAGTTGTCACAATACCAACTGCCTGACTACCTATTCCAGCAACTCCTCTAGTAGTAAAGTTATAAGTATCTGTCCGTGCAATACCAGCAAACTGGTTATTATTCATATCTCTAAATGAACCCTCTGCCATTGAAACAAAGTATTCAGTATTTGGTTTAAGATCAACTGCAGGATCTATCTTTATAATTCTATCCGATAAGAAAGATATCCTCTTGTCCTGTACGGGAATCCTCTCATGAATCGCATTAGTTAATGTCTCGGTAAGTACAATATTACCTGCACCCTTCAATACTGGTTCATTGAAAGTAACTGTTAGATTCACAGCAGTCTGAACTCCAACTGCATCATCAGCAGGAGTTGTAAATGTAATGTATGGAGCAACATCCTCTGTTCCTTCAATAACTTCAGGCCCTTCAGTAACAGGGTATTTTGGAGGAACTACATTAGTAGCCTGACAATATCCAGATCCAACGGTAATCATGTATATGTCAACAATTCTCCCACTATCATCTAATATTGCTTGTGCTTTAGCTCCACCACCATGACGAGTCTTATCAATAATGGCAATAAATGGTGGTTCTGTATATCCAAATCCACTATCCAATATCTCCAATGTCAATATACTACCATCAACAGAAGATATTATAGGAAGAAGAACAGCAGTCTTAGTGCCATCTCCATGAACCTCTATTTTAGGAGGAATACAATCTGTCCATATAAATCCTGGCGGAATAGAATCTCCCAGATCATCCTGATTCTTGGGATTATTTGTCTTCTCATTACAGTCAAATAAATCAGGAACTCCACCTCCCAGTAAACTTAGAAGAGAGAACCTATCCTTAATACCTAAATTTGCTGCCTGATCTAAATTATTAATTGTATCCATACTACCCAACATACCAGCAAAACTCACTTTAGGTGGTTGAGTTAATCCCATACCCTGTGACCAATCGTCATATTCCTTACATTGTAGATTATCACAAGACAAGAAGGAAAGTAACATATCAATATATGATGATATTTTACCCAGTAAACTACCAATACCACCTATAGCACCAGTCAACCAATCCAATCCCATTGTAATTGGTCTTAAACCTTCACTGATTTTATCATTAACATCTGCCATCAATGCACCAACTGCCTGTTCCACAGCGCAAGCAGTATTGTTTAAGGACTTGCCTACCATATCCCTCAGCATATCCCCGACATTCTTACCAAGATCTATACCCAGTTTATCGAATATACAGAAGATAATATCCATTATCCTCTTAAAAGCATTTACTATTGGAGATTTTTGTGGTTCTGGAACTAGTAACCCAATAAAGTCTCTAAATCTCTTTCCAAGTAAACTTAATATCTTATCTCTAAGTGTATTAATAATCTGTTTGACAAGGCCAGTAATCAAACGACCAGCCTTACCAATTATCTTATTAATATCCTTTATCATATTCCTTGCAGTATCAATATAGACACCAGCAAACTCTGTGAGTGAATTTACTGTCTTGAGGAAACTTCCTATAACATGTGTAATATCACTAAGAGCATCATTCTCACATGCATTATTTCTTGTATGAGGACCTAAATTTATGTTTGCAAAGGCAGTATCAGCTGCTCTAGCCTTACTAATACCTTCTCTTCCTCCTTCTTTTTCACCCTTCTCAGCAGATCCATCAGATTTCTTTAATTTCCTTTCTTCACCAACTTTATTTGTAGCATTTTGTGATGGCGTTCCTGCTGGTTTTTCATCTGGTAATGGTTGCGTGGTAAGTCCATCTACACCTGCAGCTCTTCCAGATAAAATACCAAAAGCATTTTCTCTCTGAGTTTTATCTCTATCATTAAAATTTGTAGGGCCTTGAGGAATTAAAAATCCATCGGAGTTCTTAGCCCCCAATGGATTTACATTCCTAGCCAATGCACCAAAGATGACTGGCTGTTGTGCCTCTTCTCCGTCTAAGAAGAAACCGAAGACAGTTTCTCCTCCTACCATTCTAGAACTTTCACCTAAACATGCCTGTCCACTACCAGAAGTAGCATCAACTAGAACATGTGACCAAGGTAAGTCTTCATCTGGTAATATACTATCATCAAATGGATGATAACCTATAATTCTAACTCTACACCTAAATGCCCATCCAGCATCTGTATCGGTGGCCTCGTCACGCCAAACTTCTGGTTTAGCAACTCGGCCAATCCACCATACAAATCCATCTCGGCCAACAAAGTTGGTCTTTAATAGGGCACTGTCTAGCATTATTCATTAATCGTCATAAATCAAGCACTCTGGCTCGTCTGGATGCTGGTCGCAAAAGAGTTCGATGCAATTAGGATCGTGATGATCTCCTGCAACTATCTCATCATGATGATGTTCTTCATATTCAACTAAATCATGAAGTTCTTCCTCAATATGTCGCCTGGTTTGAGGATTTGTTTGTGGGTTGTCAAGGATCTCTTTGTCCTTGGCGATATGTTGTTCTATAGTTTCCATAAATTGTATCCCAAATGTTTTTAATTAAGACCAAATGAATCTCGAATAAGATTGAGAGCAGTAACGTTTTTGCCCTCTGACAATTCAAAATGATGTCTTAGACTACGAATGATGTAAAATCCACTAAGTTGTTGATCAACTTCTTTGGTATCAGCTGACGATGTACCACCTTCATTGTTAGTTGGCCCAGAAACGGGAACAACAATGTTGATAACTCCTCCAGCCCGTAATCTAATATTACATGGTACAGTTATATTTAGTGACTGTGTGAAGAGTAATGTGTACCTAGAAAATGCTCTAGCCATGTCTTCATCTTGTCTACCAGAACCTTCTACCTGATCGTCATCATCTTTTTCTTTCAAAGATGGTCCCAACATACCCCTATCACCTACTCTAACTAAAAGTC